AGTTTGGCCACGGTATACAGTTCCCTACTAACGCACAAAAAGATGATTACTTTTTACGTACAGACTTTGCGCCAAATAGATTATTCCGCTATGCTGATGGGCGTTGGGTCAAAGTTGAAGACAGTGTACGTCATACATTGACAAATACTGATACAAAACAAACACTCAAAACCAGTTTTATTAATAACACAACCACAAATACTATTGCAGGTGAAACAGTTGAAGAACGACAAGCACTTAGCAAAGCACTTAAACCAAGGGCAGATTTATAATGCAGTTCTTTTATGACGGACAAATACGAAGATATTTGTTGCAAACTATTCGTGTTCTCAGTAATTTTGTAGTAAAATATGGCGATGGTAGATTGGTGCGTGTACCTGTAATGTATGGCGACAGCGATAGACAAGTAGCGCATATTTTAAAACAAAATAGCGAAAATAAAATTAACAGCACGCCACGTATTGCTGTTTATATCACTGATCTTGATTTAGATAAAGAACGATTAGCAGATGCTACACACGTTAGTAAGGTGCATATCCGTGAACGTGATGTTGAAAACGGCGAATATACTAGCAGTCAAGGACGAAATTATACTGTAGAGCGTTTAATGCCTACACCATTTAAAATGACTTTAAAGGCTGATATTTGGACCAGTAGTACTGAACAAAAATTACAGTTATTAGAGCAAATTTTAATGCTGTTTAACCCTAGTTTAGAAATACAAACCACTGACAACTATTTAGATTGGACTAGTTTAAGTGTTATAAACTTAGGTGATGTAGTGTTTAGTAATAGAAGTATACCAGTAGGGGCAGAAAGTAATATAGACATTGCTACTCTTAGTTTCGACATTCCAATATACATTAGTCCGCCTAGTAAAGTTAAAAAATTAGGTGTAGTACATAGTATTATCATGAGTGTAGCAGATACTATTGATCGTGGTGGTGACGGATATATTGAAGGACTAGGGGTTGACTTATTACCTACAACACCAGGTACACGAGTAATTGATACCGTGAGAGCGACCATTGACAACTATAGAATAGTAGTTTATGGCGGGCAGGCAAGGCTTTTAGATCAAGGCGAAGTTACTGGTGCAGATGCTACGGATATAACTGATGTGGATATCGAAACCCCAGACAATATAAATTGGCGTACAGTTCTTGATGCCTATCCAGGAAAATATCGTGCAGGCGCAACACAGATATTTTTAATTCAAAATGACGGCACAGAAGTTTCAGGAACTGTGGCCATAAACAGTTTAGATGAAAGTATACTAACAGTCAACTGGGATCCAGACACTTATCCCAGTAATACAGATATTATCAGTACAGCGAGACCAAATAGTCCCGGAACATTCGATGCTATTGTAGATCCAGAAAAAAGTGCGCCAGGATCTGGGTTGGCTATACCGACATTAGGCACGCGATATCTGATTATAAACAATATAGGTGGAGGTGTTAGAGAAACCTTAATAGCAGATAGTCGTAGTAATAGAATAGATACTGCTGTGGACTACGATAATGTTGATGATGTCAAAGTTTACGTCAATGATTTGGCAGTTACATTTACACAAATCAATGCACAAGGTCTTTTGTCTATAAAATTGACAAATACAGTTAACATAGATGACGTAATCACATACGAGGTCTATCTTAATGAGGATGGTCCAAATGCATGGAAAAACGCAGATGATAGCGATTTTATTGCCAATACTAATGATATTATAGAGTGGGATGGCACTAAGTGGCAAGTAATTTTTGATGCTGCTGCCACAATGGACTCTTTGATTTACCTTACAAACATATATACTAATGTTCAATACAAGTGGGACGGCGTCAGTTGGCGTAAGAGCTTTGAAGGGGAGTATCCAAGAGGAACATGGAGATTAGAACTATAAAAGATCGAATAGTATGTAGTGGTGCAATTTTTTATTCTAAATCTTCTGGACGCATCTTACTTCTGCAAAAAGCCACTGGTAAACATTCAGGTCACTGGGGACTAGTGGGCGGCACTAATGATCTTGGAGAAAATTCATGGCAGGGACTTCAGAGAGAAATGCAGGAAGAAATCGGTGATATTCCTACTATTATTAAATCAGTTCCATTAGAAACATTTGTCAGCAACGATAACGTCTTTAATTTCCACACATATTTGTGTGTTGTAGACAACGAGTTCATACCAAAACTCAGCAGCGAGCACAACGGATGGTGTTGGTGTAATATAGACACCGCGCCAAAGCCGTTACATCAAGGCCTTCGCAGTAGTTTTGGAAATAAGACAGTTAGGGCCAAACTTCAAACAATATTTGATGTTGTGACCCTAATTTGATTAGGCCTGCGCCTCACTCCAACGTAACACAATACTGACTTCTTGTGTTGATCCACCAGTTAAGAAGCAGTTAATTGCCAACACATCTGGACCGTTTGGATACATTCCCCTACCACCAATAGCAGTATTAGTAATCTCTTTCAGTGGTCTTAGATCAAGTTGTGTCTGTGCGTTAGGTAATCCAACGAATGAGAAAATTGCTTCACCTGGGGCAGCATAGCTAGCCAATGAGCTAAATGAAAATTCTGATCCGTTAGTAACAGTACCTAAGAAGTTTCTGTTGAAATAAACTTCTCTATAGTTTGTGCCACTGATATTAAATATACCACTTAATCCAGTCACGGTCATACCACCAGGAATCAATGCTTGAACCGCAGGGGTTGGTGAGCTAACAATCATACCAGGTCTTACGTTAGTGGTTTCCGTAGCAAGGAATCGTAGGAAGTAGGTTCTATTATACGGACCCAATACACTAAACGCAGCAAAAGTCACAGTAAATGTATTATCCCAAGTTACTGAGCTGCCGAGTGCTACCTGTGCAAAGCTGGGTAATCCACCTAACGCTGGGTTGGCTAAGGTTCTCCACTCAATTAGCGTCGGATCTTGGGGATAGTTACTTGGGTTCAATACACCTTCAACAACGATACCAGATGCACTACCACTACCCGCAGTAACTTCAATGCCCTGCAATAGTAACTGCGCTCTGTTGATTAACTCTCTATCGCCTAAATCGCCAACGATGGCGTTTGACACGCTTGGAGCCAACCTAATTAAGAACGCTGTGGCACGTGTTGTTGATGCTACGAAAGACGTAGCCTGATAGTTAAACAAGTAACCTCGGTCAGCATCAAATCCACCATCTGTTAGATAAGCACTACCCCAATGACTAATCACTGGACTTGTTCTATTACCAACTAATACTACTCCAGTTCTTTCATTGTGATTTGCTGCCGAGCCCGCAGTATAGGATCTTAATGATCCTGCTGCAAACTGTTGCATAGTTGCAGCCCTTGTTAATCCAGTGAGCGATGACGATGTTTTACTGGTGTAAGAAATAAGTTCATTATCTATGTATACGGTGCCTGTATCCGGAAAATCCTCGGTACTATCTAAAGGAACAGATGTTGATGATGCAGTAATATTGCTAGACAATCTTGCCACAGCACCGTCATTGACAACTTCATATCTAACAGGTAAGTTAGCTGAACGCATAAATGCTTCTGTGTTTACGTTATTGTTTCTAATTCTGTGTACAAACAAGAAATCGCCTTCTTTGCCCCTTAACATGAAGTCGATAAAACCAGCACCATACCATGTGTACTGGATTCCGATCATCTGCATCTTTGTAACGTCAATATTGTATCCGCTTGGTCCTGTGCCGTCAGCACTGTCCCTATTCCACGAATCCTGATAAAATAATCGATCGTCAATCTTACATAGTTTAACTTTAGTACTAGTATTTGCACCCCTATAGTCAGGAGCAACATATAATAAAGTCTGTGACTCTACCGATGTTACAGTATGAGTCATTCCTCGAATAACAATCTTATCACCAGCCTTTAATTGATCTCTAAATCTAGTATCACTACCAGTAATCGTATTGCTGTTAGGGGTCGCTGTAACGCTACCTGCAATCTGGAATGTTGCTGATCTTACACCTACAGCAATACGTTGACCGTTGTATTGCCAGAACATTCCGTTTTGATCGTCAAAGCAACCAGCACGTACAGTTGCACCACTCCATTGGAACATAGATACTTGAGCTTGATTAGTTAATGTTGCTGTGGTAGACCCTAAGCCCTGTGTGGCAATAATAGTAAATGTTCGTTCATCGATGATACTTGCAACAGTATAAGTGCCGTTATATCCCACAGTTTCAATACCAATAATTCTAACGTCAGCACCTGCTTGTAAGCCATGATCAACATCGTCAGTGACAAAGGTCATTACAGAACCTGCACCAACACCTGTAGAGCTTGCTCTTAAAATATCGTAGCTTGGGGCAAATAGCGCACCAGTAGTGTACATTAAGCCTTTACCTGATTGATAACGAATGTAATTCTTGCTCATACGTATGGCTTGTGATCCATGCTGCGGACCGCCAGTACCTAACTGTACACCACCGTCGAACGGTCTGTGGCTAAAGAAAGTATCTGCTCTTGTATAAACAATGCCAGCTAATCCTGCTGCGGTAACATTACCAACGGATCTAGCAGTGTATCTAATTCTAGTTGAGGTTGGGACTTCTTCAACGAAGAATGATCCAGCAGCTAAGTTTTGATTTAAACTTGCAGATGTTATATTAACTAGCAGTCCCATACCAGGAACAAACCCGTGGGGAGTTAAAAAATCTACTTGGATCTTGGCGATTGCAGAGAAAGCGATAACCGATGTAGTGGCCAACACACTAATTGTGGGTTCTGATATCGTAACAGTTGAAAAGAAATCTACTGAGCTTCCGCCAGCTGCTGTACCTGTGATAGACACAGTTGTTACTGAACCGCTGGTGTCAATTCCTGTAATTGTGATAGTAGCGTTATTAGTGCCAAATGATCCACCCAAGTTGTCACCAGTGATTGTAAATCGTTGGCCTAATGAATAATTGTCCCCACCGATCGGTGATCCTTGAATTTCGTTAATACTATAACTGCCAGATTCCTTATGTACACTTATAACAAGTCCTGTACCTCTAGTTTCAACATTTGTTGGTGCCAGAGACGTATATGCTTGGGTTGAAGACAGTGCTGTTCCTGATAATATAGATATTGATCCAATTTCACCAGAACCGCCAATAGTTAATACTTCTAAGGTTATGTCATTGGCTGGGGTTGCACCGCCAACTGATGTGCCAGCAATCTTTAGCCTATCACCGACAGTGTATCCAGTGCCTGGAGTTGTGTTTAACACAGAAACATAAGAAGTGCCTGATCTACTTATGGCAAATGCTGCTGAAGATCCTTGTCCAGTAATATTAGTTCCTGACACGGCTGAGAATGACTGCTGATCTAGGGCTGTACCAGATGTTGAAATTGCGGATATGACTCCTAAGGTAGCACCTGATACTGTGATAGTTAGGTCATTGGCCGGAGTTGCGCCGCCTAATTCTGTTCCTCGAATTATAATTTGATTTCCAGTTTTATATCCACCGACGTCGTCGCTCACAGTAACTGAACCAGGCGAAGTATTCATGTTCAATAAAAGTACTGTGCTTGAATCAGGTTGTAGTTCTTCTGCTGGTGCTGTAAATGTTGACGAGTGTCTACCCAATCCCTTTGATACCCTAAAGTCATCAAAATAACCATCAATACCATAGGCAAAGTTGTAGTCTGCACCGATTCTAATAGGTTTAGCAGCATAATTATTGCCGTCAGTGTAACTTGAACCTACTTGAGCACCATCCACAAACAGTCTAGTAACTCCAGATACTCTAGCTACTTCTATGTGTTGAAATGTATCTGCTAGTAGTGCAGATGTACTTTGAATCCTTATAGCGCCGTTGATAAACAAATATGGCTGATTTGTTGTGTTTAATCCCAAAGTCAACGCCACTTCTGTGGCTGCAGAAGACCTCATATCAAATAGTGTTTGAAACTGGCTTCCGGAAGTTCGTCTAAACCAAAACTCAATAGTGAAATCACCAGTGCCGAACGCAAAATCTGAACTACTGGCAAAAGTCACATATTGTGATGCTGCCGTTGGATGTAGCGCATTGTTTACGATCAAACTTGCAGATCCATATTTTTTGATTGATGTGCTATAGTCAATGCCTACACCATTAGTAGTCTTGGCTGTTCTTCTTGTTGACCCGCCGTTAACTAATGTTGTTGAATAGATTGGGCCTGATCTAGAAACACTAAACTGTGCCCCATCAGCATCCAAAATTACAGCCGAAGAATCAATATCTGGTTCTGGATAAGATGCTGACCCCAATGCACCAGTGCCTGAACTTGTTGTGTTAACAATAACACCAGCTAATATCTCTGTAACTGTGATAGTTAAGTCATTAGCCGGTGTTGCACCACCTAAACTTGTACCTAAAATTCTAATTTTATCACCAAGTACATAACCAGTACCACCATCTTGTATGGTTACATTATAATTTGCGCCATTTCGAGTTACATTAAAAGTAGCATCAGATCCTAGACCACTTAAATTTATTGCGGCGACACCTGTGTAAGTATTAGAATCAATACCTATACCAGTGACCGTAGCAGATCCGATGGGGCCTGTTGGGCCAGGACCAGTGATTGCTGACACAACAACATATGCGTCATTTGTTGGTGAACTACCACCTAAACTTGAACCTGAAACAAACAATGTGTCTCCGACACGATATCCAGTGCCTGCATTTGTGATTGCAGTAACGCTATATGATGTTCCAGTTCTTGTGATAGTTAATTGAGCACTGGTGCCAGTGCCTACTATTGGTGTTGGGGCTAGATTTGGGAAGTCATCAGTTGAACCAGAAATTGCAGTAGTTAGTGGTCTAGAAATGGTTACTGTAGTTCCAGAAACATCTGTGACAATTGTGGCAGTGCCGTCACCTCTATTCATCGCCAATCCTGGAATGATTCCGGTAGTATCTGAAAACACTAGAGTTGATGTCCCAACATTTCCAGTTTCTAAAATTGTCTGTGATGCAGTTACACCGGATGCAACACCAGATGATGTTCCGTAAATAACTATCTGATCACCTACTTCATAGTCAGTTCCCGCAGTAGTCACAGTCACTGAGTATACTCCAGATGTTCTGTCAACAGTAAATTCTGCTCCTACACCGATACCAGATACGTTAATGCCAGTTAGACCAGTATATGACTCAGTATCAGTAGACCCAGTACCAGTGACAGCAGTTATCTGTGTTCCTGGGTTTATAGAGGTAACATTAGTTACTGGGGCACCGTTAGGTGGAATTGATCCTGCATAGGGAATTACTGTGCTTCCAGAAGGAACATTTAATGCCGGTAAAAATGATCCGCTTGCACCTTGACTAAAAACGCTAAATGTCGGCGTACCGACACTAGCGCCTGTGTAAAATTGACCTCGACGAATTAATGTGTAAGTTTCTTGAAGTTGTGATCCTGCCACGCTGCCGACTTTGGCTTTAGCAAAATACGTGAACTGCGTAGAACTCGGTGTTGAATTAACAAGAAACACACCTTCGGCTCTACTGAAGCCGCTTAAATTTGTGTTTAACGCTCTGATTATGAACGGTACTCCTGGAGTCAATCCATGAGCACCAACAGTTGTTACTGTAATTAAACTTTGGCCAGTACCACCAGTTGTAGCACTTGCATCTGTTGTTATAGTAACTACTGCGGTATCTGTTCCTGGAATTTCATAGACACTTGGATAGCTTCTTGCAAGAGAAATTGCCTGCCATTTAGTTGGCTGTAGTCCGTATTCAAAGTCAGCATCAAGCATAGACTGTGCTGTAGCCACACGCTGCCTTTCAATAGCATCCGTACCAAAATCGTAAGGTCTGACTTTTAATTCTAAATAATCTTCAACAAATATTTGTATTTGGTCTGTTGCAGACATTGAAGTTGTATCTTTAGCTAGGACAAAACCGGTAAAACCATACTCAATTTCAGTGTCATTGTCTGGGGTCGTCGGGTCTGCGTAGACCTGTGTTACACCTGTTGCTGGGTCAGCAAAGTTGTATAATATTTCATTATGTGTTACATTGGTAATAATCAATAATTGATCTAGAGTCCATTTACCTTGAACATAGCAAAGTGCTGCGCCGCTAATAAGTGCTGGCATTACATCAAGACCACCTTGAATTACCGTAGTGAGTAATCCAGAAAGATATGTGATTCTGGTGTCAGCTCCAGTTTCAAATGGCTTTGCTAGATTTATAGTCTGAGTAGTTACTACTGGGGATTGAAGACTTGCATATGCAAGGTTTTTAATAATATAGTTATTGATTAAATCTCTTATAAAATTATGTGTGGCTACCTCAGGCGTTCTATCACCGTCAATCTGAGGAGCGCCGCCAATCCAGTAATAACCTGCAATCTTTCTTGTATTTCTATTGCCGCCATATCTCAAATCCCAAAGATATGCATCTAAAACATACCCAATGTCTCTTTCACATTTGGCATTATTATATGTATAGTTGGCAAATGTTGCGCCGTATGATAGTGCCGGTAATACATCAAGACCTTGATCGATTACATCAGTTACAATAGTAGACAACACGGTGATTCGTGTTGATGCACCTGCTTCAGCATTTGAACCTGAAACATTCTGAATTGCTGTGCCTTGAATTGTTGGATAAAGGGTTCTTGTAAAGATATAGTTATTAATAATATCACGTAATTTAACATGGGCTGCAACTTCTGGTGCTCTGTCCCCGTCAACTTGTGGGATAGATCCCACCCAATATAACGACACAACTTCGATAGTTTTTTCATTACCACCAAATCTTATATCATTAATATATGCATCAATTACATAGCCAACGTCTCTTTTATTCTTTGTTGTTTGTTAGCAGTGTTACGGCGTTGGGAAATAAGTTAACAGCAGAGTCAGTTATGATCTGTTGATCGATCCATTTAGATGCTTCGTCTTTGATAAATTCCTTATTTGCAGTGATCAAGTCGTAGGCGTTGGGGTACGCATTACTGTTACCTGAAACTCCCGGAACAAAAATGTATTGTTGAATTCGTTTTTTTGCCATTATATTTCCTAATTATAGTCCAAAAGCCACTGCTATCGCTAGCGTTTTTAAATCTTGAGACTCAACATATGTTTTCGTCGTTAAATCATTATTATTAACTGGTTCTGCTGCGCTGGCGGTCCCTACTACACTTAGTGTGCCGCCAATGTTTGCGTTTTTTGCAATACCAATACCACCAAAAGACACTATTGATCCTGATGAAGTGTTATTGCTTTGATCTGTCGACAACGCCTGTATCGTGTTGTCAGCCGTTACAAACGTAAATTGACCGGTATTTTTTGATACGTTGCCGATTGGTCCTGAGATACTTGATGTTGCTATTAACGACGTAAATCTACCAGAACTTGCAGAACCTGCACCAATAGGTGTCCCATCAACGGCCCCACCATCCACATTAATATTAAGAAACGTCGAAATGCCATTACTAGTGATATTCCCAGTCACGTTACCAGTAAAAATTGCAGTGGAGTTACTAGTGTCTAAAACTACTGATGATGTTGTAGATGACTTAACATCACCAGTGACATCGCCATCTAAATTTCCTGTAAAAATAAATGCATCAACACTGTTAGACGAGATTGATCCAGCAACAACAGTTCCAGTACCCGTAGTCACTAAATTAATGTTACCATTAGTATTAGTTGCAGTTAGGGTGTTTCCGTTGATTCGTATATTGTCAACAGTAACCTGAGTGGCTGTTATGTCTCCAAAGTTACTTTCGGGACTAGTTAAAAAACCACTTTCTGATTTAAACTGTTTTAATGTTGCTTGTGCCATAATTATCAATCTTCTTCATATATTTATTCAAGCTAAAATCCTTATATCGCAGCTATGTCTTTTACTGAAATCACACCTACCATCCCACTGTGAATACCACAAATATACTGGTAGTTACCACTGATAGATTGAGGTATCTTCCAATAGAGTGTACCCGAAGTTTGACCTTGCGCTGAACTGCCGGTAGTGACTGTTCCAGTAGTTGACACATGTACTAGGCCATCATTGTAATTAGATCCTCCCGATGTACGTATAAGGAATGGGTGGCCTGCTACATTCAAATTAAATGCTACAGTAGCACCATTCAACGCATATATAGTGGGATTATCTGCAGTACCGTATTGATCAAACCTATAACTACTTGCGCCGTTGTTGGTAACATTAAGCATAGTTATGGCAGGTAGATAAATTTTGTCCACAGTCAACGTTGCTGTGCTTGCATCTGTTAAGTTAGAAAATTGTGTTACGCCACCACCAGTTACAGACACATTCATACGATTATTATTATCATCGTAACTGAAACTGATTCCTGAATGTGTTCCAGCAGTAAACAACGATGCTGCTTGATCCTGAATGTACTCACTAGATACAGCAGCGTCTATTCTATTAGATGCATCCTGATATGTGAATGAAATGCCAGTATGACTACCATTGGTAATCATAGATGCTGCGGCATCTTGAGCATTTTCATCATTATAAGGTGTTGGAAAACTTACTGTGGCATTTATTCTGTTGTTGTCGTCATCATAGACAAAGTTAATTCCAGAATGTGTTCCAGTTGAAAACAAAGAACCTGCGGCATCACGGGCCTGTTCGTCAGTATAAATTCCAGCACTTGCGGTCACAGTAGCGTTGATACTATTTGATGCATCATTATAAACAAAAGTTATGCCATTATGTGTACCACTAGTGAACAAACTTGCAGCAGCATCTTGTGCATCTTCTACAGTAATACCGCCACCGCCGCCGCCACCACTTGATGTAAACGTCACAGTGTTTGTATCTGGGTTTGTGGTAATGGTCATGCCCACACCGGCATTAAATGTTAGAAGATCGTTTGGAGCATCTGAGGTTATGGTTGTTTGACCATCGACTTGTATCCTGCCATATCCATTTGCATTGGTCGGGATATCACTAAAATTAGCCAGTCGATTCCAAGTTCCGGCGTTAGCATAGTATAATTTTCCTGTGTCGCCAGCAACTGCTACCATTCCTCTCCAAGTCGCAGGAGGTGCTTCTATGTTTAAATCATTTAAAGT